CCACTCGGAAGAAAAACTCCGTCAAACGAGGGGTTTTATGGTGTTTACTACAAAGGGAAATTCTTTTAGTGATGAAATTGCTGAAAACCTATATGACAATATAAAAAATCTACTACCTGATTGGAGAATTAGAGCAGGGAAAGATGGTCAGAAAGACCACGAAGCAAATTTTTATATTTTAAGAAACCTTGATATATATGATAACTTTGGAACAATCTTAGAAGAATTTGGTTTTCATACATCAGATATTGACTGTCAATTTATAATTGACAATAGAGAAGCAAGAACAGATGCTGCATTAAAAACTGCTATATGGACTAAAGAAAAGATGACTAATTAAGCACTTTTCTTATCCTTGCAATCTCTTTTGTTGCAGTTTTCTTTTATTTTCTTAATTCTTTTTTTTGCTTTATTTACAAAGCATAAGATTTTTTCATTACAATCTTTTATTTCTTCTTCTGACATTAGTTGGTATTGTTTAATTTTTCAGAAATTATTAGATGAATAGATTCAACTGCACCCACTACATCATTCAAAGTGTCTTGTGTATCTAAATCCCTTTCCCTAATGTAAGCATTTAATTCTTTTAATTCAAGTGCGTGCGCATCTTTCATATCTTTTAATTCTTCTCTACTTGCTTTCCTTTCATCGGCTAATTCTTTTTTAGCATTTTTTAATTCACTCCATAAAGCATAAACTCCTAAAGATAGACTGACTATTACAGGAGATTGCTCTAATATTTTTGTAAGAATTGCATCCATTTTTTTGTTTTTTAATTTTAAGGAACAAGAGAAACATAAGAAGCTACTGAACCACCTACCACATTAAGATCATTTCCTGAAGACATATTATTAAGAACTGGAAATGTACTTACATCAGAATTATCACCCATCCTCCACCAATCACTATATAATGGAGTAAAAGCTGTAGATAAGTCTATAGGGGTACCTGAATTATATAATGAAACTGCATCACTTGAAGAAAGTTCTGAACTCCAACATGCTAGTTCATCAATATAACAAGTTCCACAGGCGTCAATAGCTCCTGCAGTACTACAAATCCCACCTATACACATATCTACAGAATGAGCATTTAAGGACTTTTCTATTGAACCTGTATATCCATTACTCCCTGTTATTTGTGTTACAGTTGGAGTAATTGCAACAGAATCTATATATATAGTAAATTGAGCAGCTGCATTAGCAGTAGAAGTTCCTGTGCTATTTCCTGTGTAACAAATTAACATTGAATGCCATGTGTTTAGAGTATGTGATCTTGAAAAAGATAATTGAAAGCAATTACCAAAAGCATCACCATAAACAAATTTAAAAGTACTACCCCAATGATTTATGTGACATCCTCCACCATTACCACCTGAAGAACCATAAATATACCCAAATGAAAAAAAATAGTTTTGTGTCCATGCTCCTGCACTAGGTATATTATACCAAAAATGAACGCTCCAAGCATCACTGCTTCCAGTTCCATCTGCTGCTCTATACATAGGTACAGAATTATTTGTTCCACTTCCATTATAAACGCAAGTAGTTCCTGATGCAGTTTCAAAACTATATGTATTTGTAAAACTTGCAGCAACTACTAATGAAAAAGTTTTGCTATCTTCTCCTCCATAAGACAATGCTTTTCCTGTAAAGGTATATGTTCCTGCTGCTAAACTTGATCCTCCTATTAATACATTAGGTTTACCTGTACTTGCTAAAGTTGTAATTCCTGAAGGCAAATATTCAAATTGATATGCAACAGCATTTGTAGCAGTCATTTCCCAGTTTAAACTGTTCCCTGTTGTTAAGGAAATAGTTGTAGATGCTGTTATTACAGGAGCAACTCCTAAACCTGCAACAGAAAAAAGTGCATTAAGTTCAACAATTGCAGTAGCTAATACTTGAGTAACTAAACTACTATTAATAAAAACTCCTTCTAAATCTAATCTATCAATAAGTATTTTATGCCCACCTATTAATTGTATTCTTATATCAGTTCCATTTGCTACTGCTTGAATAGTATTAACATTATGAACATCTAAAATATTTGAAGTTACTGTATTTTGAAATAAAATAGAATTAGCAGTAGAATCTAACTTAAAATTAATTCTAATATTATCAAATGTTTCACCTATTGGATTTGCTTTTGTTTGTACACTTCCAATTCTTATAAACCCTTTTAAATAGTCATTAACTTGGCTTAGTGTACCTATTGCAACATTAGAAACATCTTTAATTTCTTCTATTGTATCATATGCTAATATTGAAGTATTTTGTTTATTATATATATATACATTTCCATTTTTAATTAAAAAAATGCAATATAATTGATTTATAGTAATTGTAGGTTCAGCATTCTTTTCTAAAGTTACTAAATCCCCATTAAGGTATACTTTCATTGACATATCTTAACAATTTATTTTTCTGTTGTTTTCAGTTCTATCTGAAAAAGTAAGATTTATATTAACTCCTCTATCTGTAACAAAAAACTCTGTGCCTGTATTCCCTTCTAATTTAACAGGTAGTACTTCATATTTATAGCTGTGGTTATTGCCATTATAATCTGATATAAATAATTCTTTACCAAATAGAATAAAATTCCATAACTCATCACTAATACATTCAGGAATCTGTAATCCTTGAAATTTATATTCCCTTTTGCTGCTCATAGTGTTTTGCATATATGAATAATCTCTTTTAGAAATATTATCTTGCTCAAAACTATATTCTGCCCTACCAAAAAACCCTCTTAACCTCATAGAAGTTTTATAGCCTGAATTGGTAAAATCTGTATCTTTTTCTATTAGCATTCCATCCATTATAGAATCAATTCTAACTGTATTATCTGAAGATAAAATAGAAAAAGGTTTAAGAATATATGTGTCAGAAGTAACATCTACACTTATTCCTGCTATGTTTAATTCTTTAATAATTTGGAATCTTGTTCCTGTTAATAAACTAAGCACTTTCCTCCATTCTACAATGAAATAAGTAAGATCAGCTTGTACTCCACCAAAGTCTTGAAAAGTTCCATATGTGCTATTATTAAGAGTATATAAGGTACTTGAATCAATATCTTTTAGTTTAAAGGTGCAGGTGCTATTAGGAAGCTGTCTTTTAAACCAAAATCCTGTATAATCATTCTTGTAAGGGTCAGCATCTGATGTATCTCCAAATACTACATTAGAATAACAGCACTTACTGAAAAGCCTGTTAGGAGGAGGAGAATCAGGTAAGTCTATTTTTATTGCATAGGATTTATGTCTTTCTCCTGAATCACAAGCAACTAAACTTCCTATACAAGTGCTACACTTATCATAGTTAGTATAAGAAGTAGTAATTAATTGAGTAGCAGGTGCAGCTTTTATAATTCTGTAACATTCACAATTAATCTTAACTACATTTCCTGTTGGTGCAGCATTTACAAAACCATAGTATACTTTTTCTCCTGTGTTACAATTTTCTAACTCATATTCATTATAACTTGGACTGCAAGAATTTTGTACTGTAGGCTCTAAGCTAGGAAGATACATATCACAAACTTCTACACCTTGACCAACATAAGTTAAGGTATATATTTTAGTAGTATCTACTAAACCATCTATAATATAAACTACTAAACCTTCATAAGGATGTCTCCCCTTCCAACATACATTTAAAATTGTAGGATAAGCAGTTGGATCACATGAAACTAATTTATAATTTTCTGTTGCCATTTTTTAATTTTATTTGCATCCTTCTCTACCTGAAATCTTATACCTATTAGCTTGTATTAATAAAGAAGGATTTACTAAACAAGTAGCTTTTATAACTGTAGGACTTACCAACTGCAAGTCTAATAATGTTGATCCTGATAATGGTACTAATGGATTAGATGGTTCAGGAAGATGAATGCTAGACAATTGCCTTTGCTCCATTTGACCTGATCCATTATCTACTGATATTTCATTAATTGCATATACATCATTTATATTTGTCCAGGAACCTGATGACCTTGTATAAACTATTTCTATTTTTACATCTTCATTGTTAAGTATAACCCCTAAATTTCCACCATAAACAGGATCAGTACCACCATTTAGTAAAGTACCATCTGATGCTCTATAATAGTTAACTACTGAACTAATAATGCTATTAGCATCATAATCTACAAATACCAAAGGTTTTTTGTTTTTATAAATAACTGAATTACCATTTAAAGTAGCATGAGTATATACTACAAAATACATTGAATAATCAGTGTTCTGTGTTAACCATTGATACCAATCATTATTAATGCCATCATTTAAAGCAGCATTATTATAAAAATCAGTTTTTATACTAGCAGGTACATTAACCCTTTTAATCCAATCTTCCCATCTAATTTTAAAAGCATATAAGCCCTGTACACCTTTAGTTGTTGGTGCTGAATCAAGTGGTGCATAATGGTCTACTTTAATAAAGTTTTTATTATTTCCTGCCTTTAATTTAAAGCCTTTAGAAGCACTAAAATTATATTGTGTAGGATTAGGGAATTGTGTTAAATCTACTTTATAAGAATCTAACTCATATACTAAGCCTGTAGTAGAATGTTCTATTATTATTCCATAAGTTAAAGCTGTAGGAATTGGAATAGTACTACTAACTGCTGTATCTACTGTAAACCTCACTCTTGCAAGTATTCCATCCTCTATTCTCATATCTATAGCATTACAAGGTGCAGGAGTAGAATTTTCATCCTGTGAATGGTCAAAATACATAATTTCCATACCATCATAAGCACCTACAGGTTCAATATAAGTTTCCATTTGGTTGTAGTCTAACAACATAGATACCCTATTTTGTTTATTGATTACTTCTGAAGGATTTCCTAAACTTAACCAAAGGCAATAATTTCTTTCTGTTAAATCTTTTGTTTCCATCAAAGTAGTAAAGTCTGCTGATGGCATAAACGTAGCTTCATAGGTAAGTGTACTTCCTGAAATAGTAAAACTAACATCTTTAACATCCATTCTTGCATTGTCTGTAGAATAACCTAATTTAGTTGATGGATATATTCCAGGAGTTATAGAAGATGCTGTGAAAAAATCAGCAAAGCCTAATACATTTCCTCCTGTGTTCATCTTCAAATTCTTATAAAATGGAGTTAATTTGTTTTTATATTCATCTTCTTCTAAAGGAATCCAAGCAAAGCCATAAGCCAAACTCCACAATGCTGACATAGGTGAAGTGTATGTTATTACTGCTGTTACTGTAATAGGATTAGCATGGTCTAATTTACTTACTGTTGTTCCTGCAGCATTTTTATAAGTAATAGATGTTAAAGTGAAATCATTACTTAAGCCATTATAGTTTTCATTGAACCATCCAGTATTACCTAGCTTATCTGTATCAGATAGGTCATTTTTTTGCTCTATATTTGGATTATTATAAACAGGGTAACCTATTACTTCAAAGTTATCTGATAAGCATTCTGCATCAAAAGTTTCTGAAGGTGAAACATTATCTTCAAAGTTAGTAAGATCATTAAAAAAGCTAGAAATCATAAAGACCAATTCTATCTTATATTGTTGGTCTATTCCATAATTAGCACTACCTAAATAATTCAATTTACAACTAGCTATAGACATCCCTGATTGATTGCCTATTGGTAACATATCTACAACTCCTGAAGTAGTAGTTAATAAATCACTATCTTCATATATAAATTCTGTTAGTGTTCCATCAATAAAACTGCTTAGATTGTTACTTGTAGAATTAGAATTTTGTATGTGTCCATAAGTAAATTTAATACCTTGTGGCTTTTTATTTGCTACATAAACCTTAACATCTTTTAGCTTGAAATCTGCTCCCTGTGTAGGCAATATATTTGAATATTGAAGTCCAAATGTAGTTAATGCTCCACCTGATGGATAAGAAGAAGTAAGATAAGCCTTTTCATCTTCTATCCTATCTATATAAGCTGTAATTGTGTTCTGTGTATTTGAAACAGGGTTAGATTGAGTATTTTCATGTATCCATTTTATAGTTACATTATCCCCTTCAGAAAAGCCATGTTCATACCATGTGCTCCCATCAGATAATTTCATAACATTGGGATCTTCTAAAAATAAAGGATTTGTGATAGAAAATTTTATTTCTGTAGAAAATGCTACTTCTAAAGTCAATTTTTGCCATGTTCCAACATTGCCTAAAAGCCAATTTATATTTTGATTTGTTTGGTCAAAAAGACTTGTATATTCTCTTTTAAGAACCTTTACTGCCATCTTTTATATTTTTAGCAATGTTTTGTATTTGCCCATCTACATTTTCTCCCTTTTTTGCTTTATGAACAAGTTCTTTTATTTGTACTATTTGTTTTTGTATTTGTTTCATTTCTATATCAGAAGCATTGTTAATAAGGTTATTTATTGCTAAATCTATAGCCTTATCAGCATTGTTTAGCATCTCATTAGCCTGTTGTACTTGCTTATTCAATAGTTGTAATTCTTCTCTTAATTTCATCCTGATGTTGTTAAGTTAAAATTATCATCATATAATCTATTAATCTTATAGCTTATAGTAGCATAATTATTCCATATTTCCCACTCTAAGGACATAATTTCTGCAGGTTCACCTGATTGTGTTTCTACTTGATTATTGTCCAATAAAGTTATAAAATCTTCAAAACAAAAAGGAATTTTTTGTTCTTGATATATCCAATATTGATTATGCTTTCCATCTATTTCTTTAAAGCTGTTTATATAATGATAATTATCCCATAAATTTTTAGCACTTAATATAGTTCTTTGATTCTTTTGCAAGCTGCTTCCTGCCATTACTACCATTCTTGCTAAAGAAGAATAATGAGAAGAAGTTAATAATGCTCCTATTCTGCTACCTATCTTACCTGATAAACTTTGTGGATTACCTAGCTGACCTGTTAACTGGTCTGCAGCCATCACTAAACCTTTCACAACTTCTTCAACAAAAGTTAGCTTATCTTTTCTAACTGACATACAAAAAGGAACTGCTACTTCTTTTAACCCTGTTAAACTTTTTAGCTTAATATCATTTGTAACTTTAGGAGATAAATTTGCTTGAAATATTCTACCTTCTTGATTATCTAAGGTATTCATATCTAAGCTATCTGTAGACCAATTAATATTGTATGTACTTTTAATTTCATCACTATTAAAAGTGTTAACATCATACATGTTTTCCTGATCTATAAATGTATCAGGAATTACATAACCTGTAGTTTTTTGGAAATAATCCCTTCTTTCAAAAATAAAAGTACCATTTTGAATTTGAAAGTCAGCATTAAACAATTCTTTAAATGTTCTTATTACACCACCAAAAGTATCTATAGGATCATTAGCAGAAGGCACCCCTGTTTCCCTCCATGAGTTTGCTGCTCCTGTAGGTTTTTTTCCTCCCCAATGTCCTTTGCTTGGAATCACTACCCACTTATTGGAACCTGTATCTATGCTATCTAATAAAGTGCTTTGTAAATTCATTCCTAAATGCTCACATGCTCTTTGAAATAATAGTCTTACAGGCATTCCTAAATGATATCTTTTAGGAGGCATAAGCTGTTCTACAATTTGCTCAATCAACTTTACTAATGAGATAACAATAGCTACAATATAAGCTATTCTTGCTGCAATATTTAAAGCATACATAACCCAATCTCCTGCATCCCAAGTTGTGACAGCACCTGCACCTACACCAACTGAAGCACCAGTAGCAGGAATAACTCCATTTATTACACTTGAAATACTTTCAGCTAAGGCTTGAATGTTTTCTACTAATTCCTTAGATACCATAAAGGTAGATATTGAAAGCATTATAAGTTGTGTACCATCAGGAACATAATTTATTACATAAGGAACTGCAACAAAGTCTGAAGAAGTTATTATGTTTTGATCTTCTAAGTACCTAAATGAAAAGCCATCAGCAACATCATTAAGCCAATCTGTACCCTGCTCCCTTTTTAAACTACATTCTACTTCACATTTATCTATAAATCTTACTCCTGTAGTAAAATCTAAATAGCCTTCAAAGGTATGGCTATTAGATAAATCTCCTACCTGTATTGTATAAGGTTCACCTTCAAAAAATCCTACACCACCTGTTAACCCTGATAGTATTCTATCCTTTAATATTTTGCCTTCTTCAGCTACTAAAGTGATGCTGTTAATGGTTATATTAGCAGCTTCCTTTTTACCTTCCCAATCCATTGTTATTTTGGCTTTATCAAAATCTCTAGGATTAACTAAAGTGCCATTCATGTAGTGCCTTATATCAGCCATTATAATCTCTTTCTTTGCTTGTTAACTTTAGTCATTCTGTTGTTAGTTACCCTTTTACTAATCTCAACAAAATAGTCTGTCATTTGCAATATATCAAAGTCATTATTTTTGCTATCTTCAAAAGCCTTCCTCATTGCTTTAACTTCATTCTCTAAACTAGCATAAGTTTTTTGTTGATTGTTTAAGCCTTTTTTAAAGTTAGCATTTTGTGATGGATATAGATTCTGTTGTAATGGACTATAAAAATAGTCAGACATTGCTTCCCCAAATTCAGCACCACTTTTACCTGCTAAACCATATTTAGCTACATCTGATGCAGTTACTACATATTCCTTACCATGAACAACACCTGCAACTTGTTTAGTACCATAATCTCCTGTCCAACCTCCTTCTTCAAAACCTGTATCTAATGCTTCTGATAATGCTTTAAGAATTGACCAATCAATTAAACCTCTTGTTAAAGCATTCTTATCTCCACTCATTGCGTGAGCTGAAACAAGGTTGTATAGTGCCATAACTTCTGCAGCATTTTTAGCACGTTTTTCTGCTCTTATTTGTTCTGCTTCCCTTTCAGCCAATTGTTTTTGTTCAAAAGCCAAAGTATTAGATAATCCTTTTTCTGCTCTTTCCTTTTGTTCTTCTACTGCATCTCCTTGTTCTTCTACTAATTTTGTTAAATTTTCTGCTGCTTTTTCAAATACATCTATAACAACTTGAGAAACTTTTTCAGTTACTTGTTTCATAGTTTCTTCTAATTCTTTTGCTCTTTCTTTGCTTAGACTTGCTTCATATTGTCTGCTTTTTTCATCTAATTGCTCAATCAATTTATCTCTTTGTTCTCTTGTATATTTTTCATTGGCTAAAATATCTTCTCTTTCTCTTCTAAAGGCTTCTCTTTGTATTTTTATTTTTTTCTCATTAGCATCTTCAATATTATCTAATTCCATATCTGTTAATTTCCTCTGAAATTCTATTTCTTTTTTTTCTTCTTCAGACCTCCATCCTATTGTCCTTAATATTGCATCAGTTTCTTTTTTTGCTTTCTTTTGGTCTTGTTCATCCATTTCTTCTAATTCAATATCATATGCCTTGATTGTGGCTTCACTTTGAGCTTTAAAAGAATCATCAATTATTTTATTTTTTTTATCTTCAGATGCTTTTAATTGTTCTTCTGATAGTTTCTGCATTATTGTTTCAACTCTTAATAATTCTTCTCCTGCTTGAGTTCTAAAAGCTATTACTTCATCTGAATTTTCACCATAAAAATCAATTAAAAATTCTTCTTGTTTTTCTACCAATGCTACATATTTATCAAAATCTTTTTCTCTTTGTTTTTGTAAAGCCTTAAATCTTACTTCTTCTAAAGCTAATAATCTTTCTGTTTTATCTTCTTCATTTGATGCTTCTAATTTTTGTATTTTATCTTGTAAAGATTCTACTGCTTTAATCCTTTCTGCTATATTATCTTTAAATACCTTAACTTTAGTTTTTTCTGTTTTCTTTATTGCTTTTGTTTTCTTTTTTTCTATTCCTAAGAAATCCTTTGCACTTAATCCCTGTAATGCTAATATATCTTTGATTGATTTTTGTTCCTCATCTAATTGTGCTAATTTCTCTTTATTTAATCTTAATGCTGTCTGTGCTGTGTTATTATTTTCAGCAGCTATTTTTTGACGTGTTATTGCACCATCTATAAGTCTATTATCTTTCATATCTATAGCAGTAGTTAATTGATTATTCTTTTTTATGGCTTCTGCATTAGTCTTATTTGCTGCCTGTTCTAAATCTACTTGTTCTCTTAATAATTTCAGTCTTTGCTTTGTTATATCTACCATCATTTCCTCTGATGCAAATAACAAAATTTTTCTTTCAAATGCTTTATTTGCAGTATTTTGTGCATTAGTAATTTCATCAAGAGATGATTTTTCAGTTAATAAATTAGGTAGATAATCCTTATATTTTTTGTTTATATCTTCTATTAGTTGCTTTCTTGCTTCATTGGATAAATTACCTCTTTTTAATGTTTCTATTTCAGAATTAAAAGCAATTTGTAAATCTTGTACAGTTTCACTTGCTTTTTTACCTGTAATAGAAAATCCTAATAAATTTTCTGTAACAAAATTTAACCCACTAATTATATTTTTTAATGGTTCTGCAACAAACTCTATTATTTTTAATCCTAATGCTACAAAACCTTCTTTTAAGTTTTCTACTGTATCAAAAAGAGATTTAGCTGATGCATTTGTTTCTTTATTATCTTCTAATAATCTTCCAAACGCTGCACCTATTCTTCTTACTGCTCCTGCTATATTTCTTCCAACAAAAATGCCTGCAGCTACCTTACCTAATTTTCCTAAACTTGCTGCATAATTACCAACATTCCTTCTATTATCTCCTGTCTGTTTTTCTAATTTTTTTAGTTGGTCTGTTAATTGTTTTTTTGTTTTAATTAACTGCTTTCCTTTCTTAGTATTATTTAATTCTTCTTTACTTAATTTTTTCCATTCTAAGGTAGTTAATGATAATTTCGCTCTTAACTTTTCTATTTCTCCTGATTCTTTATTAGTAAGGATTGCCATCTGTTTGGCTCTTTGTACCCTTTCTCTATTAGCAATTTTTTGCTTTTCTCTTTGAATTAATTCTTCATTGGTTAATTCATTTAATTTCTTCTTAGATGTTCTTGCTTTCTTTTCTTCAGTTTCTAATTTTTTCATAGCATTGGCAAGGTTCTCAGTTTCTTTTACAAGTCCTTGCATCTGTGCTTCATCATTAGGGTTAACTATGTCCAATTTTCCTTTGAGAATTGTAGCTAATTCTTGAAGTTCTTTTTTTAATTGTTCTATGTTTTGAAAGATAATATCAAACGTATCATCTTGTCCTATTAAGTCTGAATATTTAATTACACTATCAGCCATTTTGCTTCTTTTTTATATAATCCAATAGGCTATAAAACCTAAAAGTAGTTATGTTTTTTAAATCTTCTTTTGTATGCTCCTTAACTGATAGCATAAATTCTTCAAAACCTAATTCTAAAGACTTTTCTGCATTATCATCTATATTCAAATTCCAATGATTAGGAGTAATTAATTTTAATAATTCATTTTCAGCTTTTTGGTTTTTTTCTTCTGCACCTTCTTCTCCTAATATGATATTAACCTGTGCTTTAAGTTTTTCTATTAACGCCTGATTGTAGATGATATTTTGCCCAGTAAATTGTAAAGGAAAAAATATTTTGAGTTCTCTTTCAATTTTTTTTTTATATCTCCAGTAGTATCATCTATTTCCTTTTTTGTTAATCCAACCTCCTCTAAAACTTTCAACGTATTTTGTAGTCCTGAAGTTGTAATATCATCACATTTTACTCCATTAATACTTTTAACCATTGCTGCAAGTGCTAATCCTTTAGGTGCTAATTCAGAAGTAGCATAAGCATAAGTCATTCTTGCATTAGCTAATTCTTTAACTGCTTTGTCAGGTTGTTTAGCATTGATAAAACTTATAGCTTTATTGATCCTCTTAATTATATCTGCTGAAGTATTGCCTACATCATTAGCCCTCATCATTTCCTTGTTAAACTTCATGTATCTTCTATGAGGCATTTCTTCAATGCTATCAAAAAAAACTACTTCCCTTTCCTTTTTTTTGTATTTAATCATTTCTTTAATATGTTAGATAGTGCTGAAGCCATTATTCCATAAATAGCAACATAAGGATTCATAATTAAAAAAGCATATAACAGACCTAAAATAGTTGCTATATGAGTTTCCATACAATACTCACAAGAAGTTAATTTATCAATAAATTTATATTTAAATTTATTATAGAATTTTATGTGCAATTCGTGTTTATAAATTAGCAACATAATCCACCAAAAAATAAGATAAAATTTTATAAAATCCATAGTATAATTTTTATTTATGAAGGTAATTCAGGTGAAGGACATTGTTCAGGTAATATAATATTACAATTCATTCTAAAATGTGTAAATGGTGCTTTTTCTAATTGTTCAGGTTTAGGAATATTAAATTCAGCAAAAACATTCTCAAAAAGATAATCTACAGAATTAAGAGTAATTTTGTATGATACAGCTAATGCTTTTCTTGTAATTACATCTCTTACCTGTGCTACTAATGTCTGTTGGAAAATTTCAGTTTCTAATAATGTTCTTTTAACTAAATACATATTAGCAGTAAAAATTATAGCAACATCATAACTTAAAAAACCATATTGACCTGATTCAAAATTTAAAATATTTTCTTTAGTGACATAAAAAAAGCATTGAGCTCTTTTGTCATTGTCAGGCATTACATTGATATATCTTTGACTATTGTTTTGCTTTCCTAAATACACTTCAGGAAAAAATAGAGTATTTCCTGTACTTGCATCAATGTTCTTATATGCTCTACCATAAGGATTACTCAACCAAATTAGATTAGCCTGTAATAGAGAATTAATACTAATAATTGCTGCATCTATTTCAATGGCTGCAGTTGCTGTAGGTAAATCAGGATTTTGTAATAATATCATTAAATTTATTTTTAATAGCTTTTAAAGTATATTCATTTATAAAGTTGTTCCAATTCTCTTTATCTAAACCTATTGTATCTTTATACTTATCAAACACATATTGTGAATATTCTGTATAAGCAGAAATTAAAACTGATTCATTCCCTGCAGAAACTTCAAATGCTCTATATAAGTTTCCTGTTTGATATAAAGTAACTCTATCACTTGGAAGTCCATCCCTTTGTTTTTTTCTTCTTGTAGAAAGAGCATAAGCAGGAGTAATATCTACTCCTTTGTTAGTCTTACCTAAGTACAACTGCTGTTGTGTCTGTAATTCTATTATTTTATCTTTATTAGCTTCAATAGACTGCTTAATACTTAAATTGATAGATTCTTTCATTTTAAGTATTTCACTTTGTAAATCATTAAGTATTTCTAAGTTTACTGCCATTATATTGCCCCATATGAAGCACCTTTCCTTGCACAAGGAACACAGGTACTGTTTACATTAGATTGGTCAAAATTGGTAGTTTCTACTGCCCTTTCTACTTGTTTCCAATATGGTTCTTGACCTATATTAGCATCTCCTTCAATATCTCTTATTATCCCTATCTGTACATTCTGCTCAACTGCACTAACTTGACTGCTAGATTTCATCATTTGCAGGACTTTATAAGCTACTATTTTGCCTATTGCATTGGTCATTGTTAATCTGTTATCTATCCAAAATTGTCCTAAATGACATTTAATAGATATGTTAAAATTAAATCCAAAGTTATTAGTATCTGTATATTTCATTTTATCAGTATCCCACAATGTACTAACAGCAGGAAGATCAGCAGCTTCTACATAAAAAGGAGACATAGTAACATATTTAGAAATGCTATTATATTTTGATGCTCTTTTTCCTCCATCACAACTCCTGCAATATCCATTCTTCCAATTTAAATCATCATATTGTATTGCTTGACCATCTAAGTCATTCTGATAATAGCCAATATACCAAACTCCACCTGAATTATCACTTCCATCATCATAGTCTAGGTTTATAATTTGTTCTTTCCAAGTAAATGCATTAGCTGTTGAACTGTTAAAAGTCACAAAACTGCTAGTAGGTTGTAAGCTATTAAATATATGAATTTTTAAAGGATTCTGTGTAGTTGTTAAGTATAATCCTATTCTGTTTATAACTGCTCTTAATCCTACAGAATTAGAATTTAATGCAAATTCAATACCTACAAACCTGCCCTGATTTATAATAGCTTTATCTTTTAAAACATTATCATAAATAAGATTATTTTTAGCTAAATCCATTCCTGCATTGTTCAGTTTTTTATCAGTTATCATCTTCTCTAAAAGCTGATTTATTGCAGAAGTTTCTATATCATCTAAGAAAGTTGTTAATGCATAATTTGAAGGAAGTAATGCCTGAATATAGTCCAATCTAACAGAAGGATGATAGTCTTGATAATGTTGACCTGATTCAGTTGTTTTTAATGCAGAAGATAGTGCAGGAATTTCTGTAGTATCCCAATGATCTCTCCAACCTACTACCTTTTTAAGTTCTGTTATTGTTCTACTGTCAAACATATGATATTAAATTAAAAAAGGGGAATGGGAATAAGAACCCACTCCCCCCCATGAAAATGAATGAATTAAGATGATTTATAAGAAATCAAAACCTTTTATTCCTGTGTTAGTAGCTGCTCCTACATATGGTGTAAGAATTGCAACTGAGATACCTAGCTGATAGTGCTTAACAAGTGCTGCTTGATCAATAGCATTTCCTGTAATAGCTGAAACATCAGCACAAGAATCTTTTACCATTAATTCCATTTGTACACCTGGCATCAATTGAGAATCCTCAACTGACCAACGTATACCACTACCTTCAGAAACTGCATTAGCTAAAGCATCAGGAGATACTCTTGATACCATACCTAAAGAGCCTATAGGCATTGCATAACCTGTAGACATTGCTCCTGCAGTAGTTGAAATAGAATTAGAAGAAGAAAACTCATAACCTGCAAATTGATAGCTTTGATTAGTTGAGTTTGCAGCACCTTGTGATACATAGCTATCATAGTAAGAAGGAAGCTGTGCATCTCCAATAACTGCTAAACCAGTTTTAGGGAAGTTATCTGCTCCCATGATTGCTTTCATGTCATTAAAGAAACCTGCTTGACTTCCTGTAGTTACTTGAAGCAAATTGTTAGCTGTGTTATATCTAGCAGCAGCACCTACAAAAGCACTATTAAATGTAGAACCTACAGCACCTGCAATAGTTGATGCCATTTGGCCTTCTAAGTAAGTTGCTAAAGCTATTTCAGCATCTGTATATTGGCGCATGAAGTCTTGTGCTTCTGTTACAATATCAGACTGGTCTGAAAGTCTAGGTATTACTCTAAATCCTGTATGTGCAGTAACAAAAGAAACGCTCATGAGAGCTGCAGTAGCATCTGCATCAGGAAAAGTACAAGTCAAAGCTGAAGCTGTTGCTGCTGTAGTGTTTCTTGAAAATACTGGTAATTGAACAGCAGGTGCTCCCCAAGATGTTTTTAATACATCTACATTTGCACCTGATAAGATAATTGGAGTTCCTTGTGCTGCAAGGCTAATAAATCCAAATTCTTGATGTCTTAAATGCTGTAAGTCTATTTGTGATGGATAAGAACCTTGAGCATTCTGTCTTTTTAAATTTGCTATACTCATTTTTAAAATTAAATATTGTTATTGGCTAAAACTCTTTTAGGTTTTTAACATTATACCTATTAAAAGCTTCCCAATATAATTTATCATAATCTTCACCTTTTGGAATCCCTTTCCTTTGGGCAACCTTATCAAACTCTAATAAGAATTGTTCTTGTGTTTTAAAGCTTGATTCAGTAAGTAGTACTTGACTACCTGTAAAATCTCCTGATGTTGGTGTGTTCCCTGCTGCACCACCTGTTGTAGACTTTTGTAAAATACCTTGTAATTCCTGTTGTAAGATAGAATCTAAAGAAGCATTTAAAATGCCATCTTTGTATGGACTGCCATCTGATTTGCACCATATAATTTTACCATCTTCTTCCTTACTATTAGAAATTAAAGATTGTGTTTTCATTTGTATTATGTCATTAATAATGCTATCATCTAATCCCTTATTAAATTCTAATTTATTAACAACATTTTGAATTTCACCTTTTCTAAATAATGTTCTTTCTCTATTTTGTAACTGCTCTATCAATCCTTCTTTATCATTCAATTGCTGTTGTGCAGTTTTTGTCAACTCTGCTTTTTCTTTTTTATACCTTGCCTTTAATTCTTCCAATTTTTTTAACGTTTCATCAGGCTTTGAGTTGCTTTTGAAGGTATTTAATTTTTCTCTTAATTCTTTATTTTGCTCTGCAATCATCTTTGCCCATTCAGATGTTTTAACTCCTGCAGGTTTTTCTAATCCTGATTCAGCTAATGCATTATCAACAAAGTCATATATTTTTTTATGCTCACTAGAAATATTCTCATCAAAATAATTCTGTGCTATTGTCTTAGCATAATTCTGACCTAATTCAGTACCTTTTAATATATCTAATACTTTTGCTTGAAAATTAGGATCATTGCTTAAATTGTCTTTGAAATCTTGTTCCATAACGTCACTATTATAGGTTTATAAATTTATTTTTTAGTTTTAGTAGTAGCTTTTTTTACTTCAACTTTCATAGGATCATGCAACATAATCATGCTGTTAAAGTTTCCAAAATATCCTGCTTTTTTGTTTTCTTCAGAAACTGAATGCCAATGAGCAGAAGTTAAAGTTATAATTTTAAATTCAGCATTTTGTGTAAATCCTGTTCCTTGTGTTAACAATACAGAAATAAAATTATATCCTGTCTTACAAGTTTCATTTATTTCTGTAGGAACTTTTGCATTAGGGAATTGCTTAATCAGTGCTTGAACTTCCTTGCTGTTGCTCAAGTTCCCCTTTATCATTTTTGGTTTCATTTTTCACATAAGTTTTAAATGTGTTATAAATAATTTCTATTTTCTGTTCAAAAGAAAGGTCTGTAGCAAAATCTACCAAACCACCATTTTCTCTTTCAAACTTACTTACAAATTTAGTAAAATTTGCTTTAATATATAAATCATCTAATACCATTACACCCTTTTCTAATTTTTTATAGCATTCTTCAAGGGTATTATAAGGAGCAGGATTTAAATTATTTTCAATCATTAACTTTCTTACAGTAGCAGGATCACCTTTGTATTTTGTTTCTATTAGTAGTTTATAGATTTGGTCAATTTCACTTTCAGGAAGTCCTGCTGTTTTTGCCCCTACAAACAATTCTTGTATCTGTGATTCAGTTAATAAGAACCATTCTGTACCATAGTTTGCATGACAATAAACTTCTACATCTAAAGCAAGTTTTAAAGCTGTTTTTACTAACCATTTATGCAATCTATTACATATTCCTGCTAATTTTAATAAAGGTTTTTTTCTATCCTCCATTAGGCTTCTTACTTGGTCAGCATTAACAGCTTCTTTGTTCATTACATCATTAAAGCCTGTGATAGTTACTTTTATGAAGTTTTCTCTTTTGTTCTGTTTTTCTTGTTCAAATTCTAAATTTTGTGTAGGAGGAGAAATAAACTTAAAATATCCTGATGCATCATTTTCATCATTATCTATTCTTGGATTAATTTTTATAGATGTTCCTGCTCCTGCAAATTTATTTGCTGTACAAGTAGTGCAGTCTGTAGGTGTAGACATTTCTCCATTCTCCAAAGGATATTGCACTTTCCCATTAGTACAGTATTCATTTTCACAAACTGCTGCAGCATATTCTATAACAGGGAATACTCCATAATGCTCTGCATAATAACTATAAGCATGGAATTGTTGCCATTCAGACATTGAACCTAGTACAGAAGATAATGGAGCATATCTTTTAATATCATCCTTAGTATTTAAAGATTCATCTATAAACCATCTAGCAGGACAATATTTTAAATTATGAGGAGATTCTAAAACTAAAGAATAAGCATTATTCCTAACTTCTACTACTCTATAAAATTCATCATCATAAAAAGCAATCTTCTTATATTCTCCTAACTCATCAACACCTTTTGAATGCTCAAAAATAACATATTTGAAATGCTTTTTGTCTTTTGTTAGTTCATAGCCTATTAGCTTTTCAGTAGTAACAGTTACAAAATAAGGCTTTCCTTTTTGATCTTTATCTACTACTATAATTGTTTGTGGCTTACATTTAAAAACCTTAGAACCTACCTTTTCAATGTATTCTCTAGGGTTTAAATCCAACAAAAGAGCAGAACCTGATTGCTCTGCTCTCTTATTTGGATATTGTACATTGAAGTTGGCATTTCTGCCATTAAAAACTCTGTTTAAATCTCCTAAAATATCATCAGCTATGGATACAATAGCTAAAGGGTAACTGAAAAAATTCAGTACCCTGTTGTATTTTTCAGGTGTAACACTATTCCTGATTGCTAATTTAATCTCAGACCATCCTATCTCCTGTTCAAGTTCAGTAAAAAACATAGGTTCAGACATTACCTTTAACCTACTTTCATAGGATTTCATTTGGTAAATCTTATCATTTTTCTTCTCCTGAATTAGTTTTATTACTTGGCTTTCTCTTAATAACATTGTCTTTGAATATAAATTTTTTAGAAATCAGTTGCCAGTCTTCCCTTCCTAATTTAGCCTGATATTGTAAGATTCTTTGTGCATGATCAAGTTCATAAGAACATTCTATGCCATCTTTAGTTTTTAGTTTTACTTCTTGTTTTGCCATGATTATATGGTTAGTGCATTAAAATTACTTGGAGTAATTGCATGTTTAGTTTCATCATAATCAAAAGGCAATTGGAATGTAAGAGTATTATTATCTCTTGTTCCAAAACCATTATTATTCATTGATCCTAAAACTACATTTTGACAATCAAAGCCTGTAAATAAATCACCTACTTTTTGCCCCCAAATTTTTCCTTCTTGTGAAATCATATAAACTTCTAAATCTGAACCTTCACATGCTAACTTTCTTAAAGCAAGAATCTGTGCACCTGTTAAAGAATCAAATCTAGCATTTCCAGTAGATGGATTAATTCCATTAACTAATTGTTCTCCTGAAAGAGTAGAGTTATCTCCTCCTCCTTGTGTAATTGTATCTCCTGCAGCAATTGTACTATCTCCACCAATTAAAGGAGTAGCAACAACATGAGAAGATTCATTTGCATTACCACTTGTTAAAGCAAATAATGCTGTCCAACCTGCTGCAACTGAAGGTGCATTAGTTCCTATAACTGCATTTGGATAATTGTTTGTTCCAGGACTTGCACTTTGTATATCCCATTTAAGCTGATACTTTCTAACAAACCAATATCTTTGTATCTGCCCTAAATTTTCAGGACATGTAGATGCAGGTATGTCAGTTAGTATACTGTCTTTAGGACAGCAGTCTAATAAAAAAGAATTTAATAAATTCATTTATCTAAATTTTAAAATGTATGTGTAGTTGATACTGTAGTGATAGTAGTCCCTGAACTATCCTTAAAAGTATATAAAAGGTCATAAGCATGACCTGATGGACTAGATGCAAAATCTATCCATAATTTTGAATACACAGATTTCCCTCCTATGCATCCCAATGATGTTAATGTTACAGGAGATACAGCTAAAGCAGGTGCTCCTCCTCCAGGAGTAAAAGCTAAATCTATTGTAAACACATCACAACTTACAGTACTTGAAAGTTCTAATCTTGCTTCCTTCTCAAAAGTTGAAGAACCTATTCTGTCATTGAATACCTTAGTCATAAGACCAATAACAGGAGTATCAGTTCCACAACAATTTGATTGTGGTGCAGGATTAATATATTCTCTTATAACATTCAAAACTGTGATTTCTGCTGCAGTAAGACTTGCTTGGTCTATTTCTAAATTATACAACACAGATAAGAATTGTTTAAATCCTTCTGTGCTGAAAGTTTGAGGTTGACCTGAATCAAGTGCTGTTTTTGCAGCAGTTATAGTAAAAGGTGAAACTGTTGCAAGTTGCCTAAGACTCTGTAAACATAAAGCTGAATAGCTTTCAAGTCCTTGTGCAAATTGACTAGTTTTTAATACAAATGCCATATAAGTTTTTATTATTTGGTGTAAGATACCAAATTATTTTTATTTTTTCTAATTCCCTGCTCACCATATCTCAAAGCATCCCATATATGATTGAATGCATCTATAGGTTTATTTGTTATTCTTCCATCTCTTTTGTTTATTGTCCATACGTATTTTTGCTGTTCTTGTTTCCATAATTCATTAGAAACTAATTTTAATTTACCATAGGACTTCAAACTATCTATACCATTTCTTATACTATCACTTCCTTTTTTACAAGGTTTTACTCTGTAATTTAGGTTTTTTAATTCTTTTATAGATTTTGGTTCAGCACTATCTGCCATAATTAGAGCACCAGTTTTCAAACCCTTTTTTATTCCTAATTTATCAAATTCTTTTGCTATGTCTTGATTAGTTAACCCTGTTTTATATAACAACAATTCTGCATATAATACTCCTTCACTTAATACAATTTTAACCAATGTAGTAGGATCATTAGTATAGCCAAAGTCCATACCATAAGCTACTCTTTTAATATTTTCTTTTGGTAGTTCTGCAATCCATTCTACATTAGGGAACACTATGCCTTCAATTTGTCCTGTTAACCCTAATCCATATACCCTCCATTTGTTTTTATCTATTGTTTTAAGTGCTTCAATCTTTTCTCTGATAGATTCCTTTAAAAAAGGATTATGCTTGTAATTTGATATAAATAAAACACTATCATGTCTGCCTATTAGCTTATCATGACACCAAAATGGTGCAGTAGGATTATAGTCTAAGAATACTTGTTTAGAAGTTCTAATTTGCAATTGGTCAAAGATTTTATAAGGAATACCATTTGCTTCATTTACAAAAAGATAATTCCTTTTCCCTGACTTAGCATCCTGCTCATTATCAAAACTCTTAAATTCCATTATGCTTCCATTGAACAAATGATAAACCCTTTCAGATTTATTTACTTGGACAATCATATTCCTGAAAAAAAGACTTGAATTTAATATAGTTTCAAAATCCCTTATTGCTCCTACTTTTAAATTGGGTATATCTTGACCTACAACAGTTATAATTTGATTAGGCTTTTCTGCAGCTTTACAGATCAAAACTTGTAAGATAGAATAAGTCTTACCTGATGAAGTTCCTCCCTGATTTATAACTATTTCTTTTTCAGTTTTAAAATTCCATTCAAATATAGGAGATATTTCAAAAGGGTTTTTAATCATCTATAAAGTCTGCTTCTGTTAATATTGGCTTTATGTCTGTAGAAGTAAATTCTACTTTTATATTTTGTCCTATGTTCTCCTGTGTAATTTCTTTCTTATCACTTTGTCCTAATCTGTTTTTACCTAACCAAATAAGCATTGCTCTATCTCCTTTTAATGCAATATCAAACTGCTTCTGTATAAGTAAATTATTTCCTTTTTCCTTTTTTGTTTGCAAATACTCACTTATTTCACATTTATTATCTTCTTTACATCTTTTGAAAAGTGTATTGTAATGAATACCAATTGCAGCAGCAATCTGTTGACCATTGCAACCTGCTACTGCCATGTTTTCAATTTTCTTCCAGTCTATATTTACTTTTTTTCTTCCCATAAAATAATATTTAAAATATTTTGTTTTTGTTTAAAGATACTATATCTTTAATGTGGTTGTTTACAAAACGCTTGTTTACATAGGTTGTACTTTAGTCTGTAGTGCAACCTATTTTTTGTCTATTGTTTTTCTTCCCATAATTAAAAATCTTTGTAAGGTATTTCAATGTACTGCTTATTATTATCAGGATATTTTTTTATTTCATAATTATTAGCAGTGATCAATTCTAACAACTTATCAAATGTTACCTGTTTAAAATTATTTTTATTAGCATATTGTATATAAAACAATAACTTTGATTCATTAAAAGTTTCATTCCAATACTTATAAGTTTCAATATCTAGTAATTTCAATCTTAAAAAGTCAAAGGATGATAGTTTAACTTCTATAAACCACATCTTTTTTTTATATCCTTTTTTTTGCCAAAATAAAATAAAGTCAGGCATTGATTTTAATTTATTAGGCACACAATGATAGAATAATTCTGTAATTATAGCAGTTTTTGATCCTAATATAGATTCAATACCAAAGGGTATAATGTGACACCCTTCCATATTATTATAAAATTCAAAAGCTAAATCTTCTGCTTTTTGTCCTGATTTTTTTCTTTTCTTGTAGCTAGAGTTATAAGTCATTTGTTAGTGTTTTTTTGTTGTTTTGTATTTAAAATATAATCTATAGATTTCTCAATTTCTTTTTTTTCTTCTTCTGTTAAGTCTTTTAGTAAAATATAAGTTAAAAGTTTTTTATACTCCTCCATGTTGCAATTCATTTTCAATTCCATATTTAAATAATAAAAAAAGGAAGTAAGTTGCCCTACTCCCTTCATATATACAAACAACAAAGGGAATCACCCCTTTTTCTTATATTCCTATTTTTAGTTTAAACTCCATATAATCATGTTGAAGATACACCTTTTGAGTTAATGAATGCATTCTTCCTGCTTGATATATTAATTGTTCATTATAATTAAATGCTTTAGCCTCTAAATCAAAAAAAGCATTAATACTATTTATATATTGTTGTTCAGTTTTAAAATAGTCTAATATTAAAAAGTCTATTAGTGCTTCATCCATGAATAAAATATCTGTAAGCAATGCTATTTGCTTATTGGTCTTTTTCTTATACCATCTGCAATTTAAGACTTTTTTTACTTTTTTTGCTAACTTATATGCTTTTTTAAAGAATCTTTTTTTGTCTTTATTCATCATTTATGCTGTCCTATTATTAATATATCTATCTCTTTTAGTGTTATTATCTGTCTTTGTTTAGCATCAAAAATCCATACACCACTAAAACCAAAATTTTCTATTTGATCTAATAAGTCTGCTGTTAAAAAAATGTCTTTGCTTGAATATATATCTGTAATTTTTTCTATAAAATCAGGTTCTGTTAATCCTCCAGTTTTATGATAAGGATATAATTCTTTTTTGTCAGGTATATATACATTACAAATTTGTTCAGCTACTAAAGGATCATGTATTGGTTCATCAATAATCCCCATGTATGTGATATTTTTCTTTTTTTGCTTTTTATCCAATTGAATGTCCACTACTGCATGAATTAATTCCTGGAATAAAATCATCATTGGAGGAATTGTTATCTTTGCACCTACAGGAATCTTCTGCTGTGAATTTATATAAATTAACATTGTTTTTTTTCATAGTTAATAATAGTTTCTTCCTTCACTATAAGGATTTTTAATATTAGCATATACAACAGCTTTTGTTGCTGTCAAATCTTCAACATTAGATATTTGTTTTTTTATATCTTTTAAAGCCTGTTTTAAAACTTTATTTTCAAATTGAAGTCTTATTATTTTTTGTTTATCTGTCATAATAAAAAAAAGAAGGAGACAAAATCTCCTTCTGTAGTAAGGTTTTAAAATGGAAGTGAATCTTCTGTGCTATGGGTATCAGAAGGCTCTAAATCCACTTCTAAATTTTCTGTTCTCCATACATCAAGAGAAACAAAGTAATGAGTTTCTTTTTTATCATTAACCCATTCCCTACCACGTATATTAAAAGAAAACACCATGCTTGTGCCTATTGGAATTTCTTCCATCAAAGTAACTTTATCTTTTGTTACTTGCATTTTAACTTTTTGAGGATATTTATCTTCAGTTTCTATTACAAATTCTAAAACCTGATAGCCTGATTCAAATACTTTTTTATCAAATTTCTTGATAATTTTCCCTTTAATTTTTAGTTCATCCATTTTTTCATTCTTTTTTTAAAGTTGTAATATAATAAAAATAAGTAGCTTATATAACCTTTTCCCCTTGTTTATTTTGAAAATTTTCTACTGCTCTTTTACATATCTTAAGAAATTCTTCTTCTATAAAATCACATTGACATGGTGGAATTATTGCAGAAGATGAAAGGAGTTGAGCCATTAGTGCTACATTTTCTATAGCACTATCTTCACTTTGTTGTATGGCTTTTCTTGAAATCCTTGCATCATTTCCCATTTGCACTAATTGATTTTTAACAAATCTTAATTTGGTTTTTAATTGGTGTTTTATAGTTCCTCTAATAATAGGAGAATCTATAAGTTGAATGTATGCATATTCCTGCAGGAGTAAAGAGCAGTATATAAGTTTCTTGTTGATGTAATCTTCATTAGCTTGATTTGGTTTCATGTTGTTTGTTTTTATAGTAAAGAAATTAAAAGTGCTGTAGTTAGTGCTATTGTTAATGCTCCTCCACCTATTAGAGTAATTCTATTAATAGTTTTTTGTTTTCTATTTTTCTTTAATAACTCCTGAAGGTGCTTATCATTAAAATTCAATGTTTCTTGATATTTTATTTCAATGGATTCAAATTTGCTTATTTGTATTTTATTATTTTTTAATAACTGGCTTTGATACTCTATAACTTGGCTTTGTGTTTTGTTCAAACTTAAGCAGGTATTATATCTGCTTTTATAAAATGGTTGTAATTCTTTTAGAGCACTAAAAGAATCTAATTTAGTTGCTACATTTTCAAGTATAGACCTTTCTAAACACAATGTGCTACTTTGACAATCTGCTGATAAGGTACTGGTCAGAAGAATCAGTATAATTGTAAGTCTGAATATTGTTTTTGATAGAATTAATTTTTTCATTTATCACATTTAGCTTTATCTGTTCTTTAGGTATTTTGATTTTTAAAGTATCTAATTTTAATGCTATTATTTTACTTTGCTCTTGCAATTGCTCCAATTGTTTTTGAAGCTGTTGTATAATCTGCTCATTCTGTTGTCTTATTTTGTCATAATTAACTTCATTTTCTTTTTTAGGGTATAACACCAACCAAACAAAAAGAATTAAAATAAGGGTAGATTGTGCAATTAATACATAGTTAATCATCTTCATTGTATATGGATTTTATTATAAGCATTTTTGAATAAACAATAACAGCTTTTGAATTGAAATCATTGTCCTGCTTTCCTTCAGAAATTTTCTTGATTAGATTTCTTAGATTTTTTTTGTTTCTATCTGTTAAACTTGCTTTACAATATTCATTTTTTATGATCCTTTCAGTTTTGGCTTTAGCTTCTTCCCATATACATTTTTTTTCATTTTCAGTAAAATGTATAATATTAGCATCAATCAAAATTTTTGCCCAAAAAGACTGCACATCATCAAATTCAGGTAATACTCCTAATTCTTCAAAAGATTGCTTTAATACCCTGTATTTTTCAATAATTTGCTCTTTTGTCCTTTGGTTTTTTTCTTCAGCTTGTTGCTGTTGCTCTTTAGCTTGATCCTTCTCCTTCTCTTTTTCATAAGTTAAAATAATTTTATTTCTAAAAGTTAAATAGTTAGTTAATAATTTCCCTAAAAAGTTTACTGAAAATTTCCCATAATAAGTTTCTAGGTTTATATTAAATTTCCCTGCTGCTGCTAATTGAAAGATTAACTCCAGTTCACATTGTCCAAGCTGTGGAAACATATCTATAATAAATTTAGCACAACTTCTTAAAGTGTTTTTATCATCTTCACTTGGAGGATTTTGGAATTTTGCTCCTGTGTATGTATTGGCTAAAAATAAAATACTTAAACAAAGTTTATTGAATTGCTGTTGTATCTGTTGCTCATTATTAGATTTTAATACACTTCTAAAATTGGCATTCTTCCCCTGCACAATGGTCTGAATTTCCTTTGTTCTGCATTGTGTCTGCATAGAGCATCTTTGCATAATTTTCATAGATGCTTCCTTTGTCATTAGTTGATTGTTCATGTTGTTTGTTGTTTTTAGCATAAGACTTGACAAAAATACCTTTATACTCATTTTCTATTGATTGGTATATAGCACCAATTACTATATCAGTTCCATATTTTTCACAATCCCTTGCTAGTGATCTTAATTTAGTTTCTACTCCTTTTTTAGTTTTTAAAGGCTTTTTTAATTCTTTTCTCATTTCTACAAATTCAAAAAACACCTTTTTCAATTTAACATTTTTTTGGAATATATCAGGAAAAGTGCAAAGATGAATATCAAATTGTTTTTTTCCTTTTTTATTATTTTTATTAATATTATTATATAATACTTTAGTATTATTAATATTATCCTTAACATTTTTGTTAATACCCCTATTATTATTTTTGTTAATAGGTATTATCATTTTTTTTGATAGGGTAATACTTCTACTTTCAATTTGTTTTGTGCCTTTTTTATATTGTATATGTGTATCTATATAACCTAATTTCTTTAATTGGCTTATCCACCTTGAAATGGTTATAGTGCTTTTATTGTATAAATTAGCAAAGTATCTGTTGGAAGCAAAGCAATGGCCATTGATATTGAGAAGTGCTGTAATTTCAGCATATAATAGCTTAGCATTAGGTACTAAGTTTTTATCATATCTTACTTCAGCAGGTATAATAGAATAATAGTTAGGATTTTGCATATTAGTGTTTTGTTGTTTGTCTTACAAATATAATTATTTTATAGTAAATTTGACAAAAAATGTCAATAAATCCACCTTGCTATATAGAGTTTATAAATTCATATGCTTTAATATATAAGCTATTACATCTATAGTCCATCCATTACCTAACATTTTATATCTTTGAGAATCTGAAACATGATTAGTATAGTTATCAGGTACAGTTTGAAGCCTTTCACATTCTATAGGTGTTAATCTTCTTATTTTAGCATTTTTATATAAATAAAATTCAGGTGTAGTAGTAGTTAAGCAGTTAGTTTTTTTATCCATCTTACTGCCTCTCCTAGTTTTATAGTTAGGTTGTGTAGCATCAAAGCATTGACCATCTTCTATTTCTGCAAATCCTTTTTTAGTGTTTTCAGGAACAAAAATACAATTATCTTTTTTTGCAGAAGTTAAACATGGACTTTTATTTGCTGTAGTATATACTCTGTTTGATTGGTCAAAATTACCATCTTTTTCTATAAATTCCATTATGCTATTATCAAAATCATTTATATCTATGTTTAAATATTCTTTTAATTTTAGCCATATATCAGGATCTGGAATAGAAAAATACTTATCTGTTCTGAACCAATGTTCTACAATAGTTAAATTAACATTTAAATCTTCAGAAATTTTTTTGTAAGTACTTTTTTTATGTTTTTTTAATAGCTTTTGTAAGGCTTTTATATCTACTTTATTTTTTCTGACCTTTACTTTCCTTTTTACTTCTAAATAATTTTTTGTGTTTTTTGGGATAGAATTTATATTTTTACTTTTAAGTAAACTTGTATTTATATAATTATCATCCATTCTACAACCTGCCCCCAAAATTTTTTGGGTATTTATATATTGTTTATCTCTACCTTGTTTATAATAAACTGCTACTAAACATATAGATTTTTTATTTAAATTCAAACATTGTTTACCATGTTTACTTCTTGCAACAGTTTTAATAGCATTATCACTTAAAAAATACTTTTGCTCTACATCACTTTCCAAAACATCCTTTAACAAAATACCTTTATCCTTTGGTTGCTTTATTCCTGGTTGCTCTATTCCAAATAGATTATTTTTATTAGTGCCTATATTAGTCCAGTACAATCTCTTTCTATTTTGGGCAGATAGTAAAGATGAATTAATCATAATGGGATCAATGCCTATAGTTTTAGATAGTACTTTTTGCCATTTATCTCCCATCATAACATTTTCCAATAAAAAGTATTTAGGTTTAGTTTCCTTTAGCAATCTCATATATTCCCAAAATAAATAAGATTGACCTTCAAACTCAAAGCCATCAGTTTTAAGTTGTAAATAATGCTCCAAAGTAAGTATTTCCTGATTGCACTTTGTACTCATTCCTTTGCGCTTACCTGCAAAGCTAAATGATTGGCAAGGACTACCACCTATTAATAAATGAATTTTAGGAAGGTCTGCAGCTTTAACATCTACTACACTTCCTATATGTTTAGTGTTTGGATAATTTGCTTTGGTAACTTGTATAGCATATTTATCTATCTCTGAAGCAAAGTAGTTATCTACCTTAATTCCTAATCTATTCAATGCTAATTGACCACAGCTCATACCATCAAAAAGGCTTAATACATTCATGTTTTTTGTTGTTTTTTATTGTATATAATTTGACAAAAAATGTCAATAGAAACAGCTTAATATATAGAGTTATCTGTTTAGAAACTGCTCTATGATTTTATCTTTTTCCTTCCCTGCTTTATATATCACTTCTGCCATTTGCTCCATCAGTTCCTGATTTCTTTCTATTCTTATTACATGAAGAAAATTTTTAGAGGATAGAAGTCTAGGGTCAAAACTCATAAAGTCTACATAATCCCTTCCACTACAATATAATTGATGATGTACCTGATAATAATACTGCTTAGACTTTTTATATAAATCCACATCATCATTTAAGTATAAAACATTGTTTAAATGATTGACCTTAACATATGGACATTTAATTTCTATTTGTCCATCTGTATCTACAAGTCCATCAGGAGATGAACCAGTATATTCATCAAATACAAAAAACCCTCCATTTGTCACATTGCTTCCTGTAGTAACTTCATAAACTTTCACAGCATCCTGCTCATAATCATTCCCCCATTGAATTGCTTTACCTGAAAAAGAATTATCTAACTCAAATGGGTAAATAGTTTCAATTGCTTTTTGCTTTATATAGGTATGTGCTGATTTGCTGAACTCATCTCCTTTTTTAGCACTTACAAACAAATTGTAGATATTAGAAGAAGTAAATACACCTGAACGTATATTAAGCCATTCAGGTGTATTTTGTTCAATATTTAGCCAATTACTCATTAATTTTTTCTAAGTTATTAGCATTGTTAAGAATTACTTTTTCAGCAGATTTTGATACAGTATATTTATTTTTTACACTATTCAGATTCCCATCTCTAATATAAGCTTTTGCAGCATGTTCATACAAGCCTACAGGAAGATCACTTTTTTTTTGTTTTTTAAAAGATGTATCAGGAGTAGAATTACCATCATCATCTACATCTGTAGAAATACATAAAAGAGCACCTAACGCATACCTTTTAGCATATGTAATTCCTCCTCCAATAGCTTGAAGGTTGTTAGTGCTTTTATTACCTGCCATTGGATTAAAGATCATAGCTGATCCTTTAAATTGACCTGATTCATGGTAAAGAGTAGTAACAATATACTCACCTGCTAACTCCTGTGTTACTATTAAATTATGTTTTGTAAGCAATGGTCTGCAGGTATTTAATAAGTTATCTAAAGTAATATATTGGTTCTTCAGATATTGGTTTTGAGCATCTTTCTTAAGTGATGCTTTTTGGAAGTCTTTGCCAAAGTTTATTAATGCTTTAGCCAGTTCTGAAATTTCTTCAGTTTGCCACATTTGAGGACTTAAGTGTATCACATTCATGTTGTTTGTGTTTTAAATTATTTAAAGAATTTTTTATAAATATAACCTTTTTTTCATCTACATAAATTTAGGATTAGTATAACAATTTTTATTGAATTTATCAGATTCATCTATATGATAAACATCTATACCATCAAAGAGATAAAACTCCATTTCTTCATTTTCTATTAAAGTTTCTATCTTATAGCTTAAATCATCAAAAGATTCATAAGCTAGTAGAGAAAGATCAAAATCTTCAGGATAATAATTACATAAAGCATCATATAATAAATGGAACTGCTGATAGGTATCATTTTCTAAAAATTGCAATTCATATATTAACCCATCTCCACAATGCTCTATATTTACTACTATTGAATTTTTAATATCTTTAATCATGATTTGATTTTTTTGTTGTTTGTTTAAATAAGTAATTAACTAATGATATCACAATATAAAACAAAGTTTTAATATACACAACATTTGAAGCAAATTTTATTGTTTTTTTTTAAAAAAAGTGCAAATTTCTCTGTTTTTTAACAAAATTTCATAAAAAAAACCTTGAAAAGTTAAAAAACTTAACAAGGTTCAAACACTTAGTATGCCTTATAGATTAGCCTTATATCATCTGCAATATAAGAAATTATTTTGAATAATTAACAATCTTCAATAATAATTATTACTCTTTGATCCTTTCTTTTGCATTTTATCTGTTCAGGAATAAACTCCTGGACTATAGCAGGCTTATCATCAACTATCACCTTACAGCTTACTAGAGCATCACCTAAGTGCTTAAATGAAGCAGCAAAGTTATCCCAATCCATAAGTATAGATTTATAACCTATGTATCTGATTTTAACTTTGCCTTTGTGCTCATTTTTTGTTTGGCTTTTAATTAACACCTTATACAATTCCTTCTTCCTTTTAGCTGTTCTAAAGTGTTCCCTAATTAATCCATGCTTACCATTCATTCCATGAACAATACCTTTAATAAGAATAGTTGTTTTCAAGTTTATATTCAAAATTTAGTATGCCATAATCAAAAGTATATTCTACTCCTATTACATCAAAAATCTTAATCAATGTTCTAGGACTGGGAATATATTTTTTGTTGTTTAAAATCCTATTTATAGTAATAAAAGATACTCCTAAAGGATATACTTTAAAATTTGCTTCTGCTTTTTGCAGGATGTAAGTAGTGATCTTTTCCCTTTCAATATATTCTAAGATAAGATTTTTAATCTTTTGCCTGTTATTAATGTCCATTTTTTTAGTTTTTTATATTAATTATTTCTTTTGTATTGTATCAATTTTTTATAATTAGTTTCTAAATTTACAATCTTATCTTTATAAGTTTGTATTTTATTTTTACATGTTTCTAATTTAGAATTACTAGAATTAAGCTGTTGCTTTAATGATCTTATTTCTAAATTTCTAAATCTTATTAACTCTTGAAATTCTTTTAATTCTTTATTCTTTTTTTTAATTCTAAATTCAAACTGTTTTTTTTCTAATCCATTCATTTTATTTCAATTTATATTTTTTTATAATAGATTTCAATTTATCAATATAGCAAGTGCCATTGAAACATGAAGTTGCATAAACAGAATTACCCCTGCTTACCCATCTTCTACTTCCTTGAATATTGGTTGCTCCACAAAGTGCTTTATACCAATCCTGCAGAGTAGGATTTTTTGCTTTAATCCTTTTCCTATATTTGTTCATAAGCAGATAAGAATGTGACCTTAAAGAATACCATTGGCTTTTAAACTTAGTAAATTTATCTGTTGGACTATCATCAGCCATCACTAAAAAGCCTTCAGATTGTCCTCTATATTTATGACCATATAAATTATTACCATCATTAGCCAATTTACTCAAACCATAATTAGATTCAAGAATAGCCTGTGCCACATAAAGCTGATAAGGTATATCAGGAAATACTTTAGATTCTTTCTTTGCTTCTTGGATCATATGGTTAACCCATTCTTCTATATGGATTTTTTTCCAAGCCTTAAATCTGTATTTAATTAGCTTGTTTGTGATTTGCTCACCTTTCCATTCTGATTGTGACATCCATAATCTATTAGAAGGTAATCCAAGCATATTATACTTTTGTTCTACTGCAGCAGGTTCAAACCTTCCTGCATATATCACTTCTTCTTGTTTTATATTGTTTGTGCTTAGTAAAATAACTCCTATAAGCACTATCAATATTTTAAGTATTTTAACCATGTTTTATAAGTTTTTAATGAAGAATATCTATTAGGTTTTAGATTCCATCTTTTACAAAATTTCTTATACATTGCCATAACCTATTAATTTTTTATTTAATATTTCAAATTCAAAATATTTGCTTAAATCCATAGCATGACAATTGTTTTTTAAAAACTTTTGTACATTCAATTGAACTGGTTCATGCACTTCTATGGCTTTACTTAAAGGGAATGTTACTCCTCTATCTTTGATTTGCACTTGGCACATATAAATTTCTTTTGATTTCATTTTTTTCTATTGCTTTAGTTATATAAATTTTTTTATACTTTACTTCCCAAGTGATAGTATCACCTGCTTTAAATTTTTTCTTTTTCATATCATATCTTTATAAAGTTCTTTGTTCCATCTTGTAACCTTAAAGTTAAGCAATGAACATCCTAAATATAAATATGGTGAACAATCAGTAAAACCAACTTCTAAAAGAAATTCCAATTCTTCCAATGTATATTTTTCAGAAAAGTAATCATATTGTATAAGTTCATCTGCTGCTTCTTCAATATCTAAATTGAAAAAATGTCCATATTTTGCTTTTTTACCATCAACGTAAATTTCAATATTGTACTGCATATTAGTGTTTTGTTGTTTTAATTTTTCTACTTCTTTTTCTAATGCTTCTTGTTCTTTTTGAGCATTAGCTAAAGCATTAATTCTTAATTCTTGATCCTTTGAAAATAATTTTTTGATAGGCATAATTTTAATTTAAGTTGTTTGGATAATAATTTGATCTTGATTTTAGTTCTTCATCTATTGCTATAATATGTTGAGCATTAGCATCAGCATGTTCCATCAAATATTCAAAGCTAATGTTAAATTTATCTTTTAATGCTTTATCAATAAATGAAAAAAAATAGCTTAAATCTTTTTGATAATCTAATTCAATTTTTAATTCATTTTTTAGTTTTTCATCACTCCATTCACTTATATAAACTGTTACTTTTTCACTCATTTTTTTATTATTTATGTGCTTAAAAAAATAAGGTCAGAAGCTATGCATATAAACATTGCTCCTAACCTTTTATGATTAATATTCAATTAGTGTTCTAACATCCAAAGATCTCCAGGCTCTTTTTTTAACGTCAAAAAACTTCTGTATAAAATAGTTGATTTTTTTAGGTGCTGAAGGAGTATATTCTGTTTCAAGGTTCAATGTTCCTTGTGCTAATCTGTTTTCTCCTGTAGATTTTTTCTTAAAGATAAAGAATAATCCTCCTTCTTGTTTTTCTATATCAACAGGTAATTCCTTAAGACTTCTTTGAAGTTTGACTTTAGTCCAAGCAAATTTTAATGCTTCAGACCATGTGCTAAATTCAGTTTTTACTGCGTGTGCAATTTTAAATACTTTAGATTTCATTTTGATTTGTTTTTGTTGTTTGAAAAAATAGGAGTTTTAACATAAAGCATCACCAATATTCCATCTATACACATAGCCTTCCAATTCTGCATATTTTCTCCAATATTTATCATTTGGACTTTTGCCAATTACCACGTCAGGCATTCCTAAAAACCTACATAATTTATAATACTTATCCATTGATTCTATACCTGCTTGCCATCCCTTTGAAGCTACAATATTTCTTGCTGTGTTTAATCCTTTTTGTAATTTAAGCATTCCTTTTTTCCATTCTTTAGGAGCATCCATTTTATTTAATGTTGCTTCAATTTGTGGTTTTAATACTATTGTCCAATAAGTTTTTTTTGCAGTTGCCATAATTTTGATTTTTTTAATTGTTATTTGTATATTTAATTATTAAGTATACACAATTATAAAACATTTATTTTATATATCCTATTATTTCAATAACTTTTTTAAAAAAAATTATGTATTTAATGACATTTGGCTCAAAAGGAGAAGAAGTAAAAGATTTACAAACTAAATTAAATGCTATTTTAAATACTAATATTTTAATAGATGGTCAGTTTGGAGATCATACAAGAAAAGCTGTAAAAATATTCCAATCAAAATACAATCTTAAGAATGATGGAATAGTAGGAAATGTTACAATGACTAAAATAAATCATATAGCACAAATGACTACAAGCAAAATGATGGACTTTAAAAAGAAAAGGTTTGTAATTTTTGTTGATGCAGGTCATGGAGGAATTGATCCTAATGGTATTTATACCACCAAAGGGAAAAGAGCATATCACCCTAAACTACCTTTACATGATGGTAGAGGAAATTATTTTGAAGGATATGAAAATAGAATAGCTGCAGAAATGTTTATAGATAAATGTACACAAAAAGGAATACAAACTATAAGAACATATCACCCTTATAAAGATACTCCATTAGCTGAACGTGTAGCATTAGTCAAATCATACCTTAATTGTGGATATTTTGGCTATTTGCACTCCTTTCATAGTAATGCTATACCATTAACCCATTCAGCAGATAAACTAAGCAAAACGCAAGGTTTTATGATATTCACAACAAAAGGGAATACCTTTAGTGATGAAATTGCTGCAGATCATTATAAAAATGTGAAATTTTTCTTTCCTGAATGGAGAATGAGACCAGGAAAAGAAGGTCAAAAAGACCATGAAGCAAACTTTTATATACTAAAAAACTTAGATGTATATGATAATTTTGGAGTTATATTGGAAGAGTTTGGCTTTCACACATCAGATATTGACTGCAAGTTTATACTTGACAATAGAGAAGGAAGAACACAAGCTGCACTAATGACAGCAATTTGGACTAAAAACAAAATGACTAGCTAAGCACTTTTCTTATCTTTGCAGTCTCTTTTGTTACAGTTTTCCTTAAGTTTTTTAATCCTTAATTTTGCCTTTTGAACAAAACAAAGAATTTTTTCATTACAGTCTTTTATTTCTTGTTCTGACATCAGTTAATATTATTTAATTTTTCAGAAATTATTTGATGGATAGATTCTACAGCACCTACTACATCATTTAATGTATCTTGTGTATCTAAATCCCTGCCCCTAATATATGTATTTAGTTCTTTTAATTCAAGTGCATGAGCATCTTTCATATCTTTCAATTCTTCTCTGCTTGCTTTCCTTTCATCAGCTAATTCTTTTTTAGCATTTTTTAATTCACTCCATAAAGCATAAACTCCTAAAGATAGACTGACTATTACA